TGCGGGCTGATCAGTTCCAGCAGAGGTTGGCCGCGCAAGAGCGGCAGACACAGGCACGTATCCAGTCGGCTATGGAGCGTGAAATGCTTAAACAAAGGAGCACGTAATGCCGTTAACTGCGGGCTCCAGTAGAAAAGCTGTCAGCAAGAACATAAGTAAATTGAGAGGTGAAGGCTATAAGCCAAAGCAGGCTATTGCTATTGCTTTGTCGAAAGCGGGTAAGAAGACGAAAAAACGAAAGGCTTAACACGTGTACTACGGGAATGTACTATGGATCCAGCCACTGCTATGGCCGTCGCCTCATCGGCGTTTTCGGCGATAAAGAAAGGTTTTTCTGTTGGAAGAGACATTGAGTCTATGGTCGGTGATTTAAGCCGATGGATGAGTGCGCTTTCTGACATTGATCAAGCTGAAAAAGAAGCTAAAAATCCCCCTATTTTTAAAAAATTGTTTAGCGGAAAAAGCGTTGAACAAGAAGCGCTAGAGGCGTATGCCGCAAAAAAGAAAGCAGAGTCACAACGAGCTGAACTAAAACAATGGATGGGTTTTGCAATGGGATCCAAGGCTTGGGATGAGTTAATCCGAATGGAGGGCCAAATACGAAAACAAAGGCAAGAAACCTTGTATCGCCAACGGGAACGACGCCAAAAGTTTGTGGAATGGCTGGTTATTATAACATCTGTTATAATAGGGGTGGCTATTTTAGCTACTTTAGTTTGGATGTTTAAGTTAAAAGGTTAAGGGAAAGAGAGAAAAATGATTACACCACAACAACTAGACGCATGGCGAATTGTTCCAAGGCTCTTAATACTAAGCTACATGGTGGTTTTTTACCAAACATGTCAATGGTTTATGTCATTACCCGACCCAAATAACGCGCAAGCGGGGTTTGTCAGCGTGATTGTTGGCGCGGGTGCAGCATGGTTTGGCTTATATGTTAACAGTAAATCCACTCCAGTTAACAAAGATACTACTGCAAGCGAATGATGCATGTTTTTCTCCTGTTGGTTTATTTAGGAGACGGAGATCAGCGCAGGTTGATTAGCAACGATATGTATTTTGAAAGTGTTGTCAGGTGTAATTTTTTTGCTAAAGAAATCAGCCGAAGGTATGGAAACTACAATCATATTGAATATTTAAACCCAGATGATAAAGTAACCGCATATTGTATACCTAAATACATTAAAAAGGGGTCGGTGGAGATTTATTGATGGACGCGCTTGAACAAAAGGTGTTTGACATCAAATCAAGGTTAAATATTCTATACGCTCGTTTACAGGAGAGAACCAATGATGAGTTTATTAGGAAGTCTACTGGGTTTCGGTACGAGCTTTCTCCCCGAAATATTGAATTACTTCAAAGCGGGTCAGGAGCACAAACAAAAGCTCGAAACGATGAAAATGGAAGCCGAGCTAATGGAAAAACGATCTGCGTTAAAATTGCAGGAGCTCGACAAACAGGCGGACATTCAAGAAACGAGAAGTATATATGAGCATGATCGAAGCATTGACGCTGGGGGATTTGTTAACGCTCTCCGGGGTAGCGTTAGGCCTGTTATTACTTACGCCTTTTTCCTAATGTTTGTGACGGTTGAGGTTGTGATTATGCTCAAGGTTATGGAGTCTGGCGGCGATTGGAAAGACGCGGTAGAGCTTATGTGGAGTCCTGAAACCCAAGGTCTATTTGCTGCCATAATTTCTTTTTGGTTCGGTAACCGCGCCGTGTCGAAATATTACAAACGGAGCTGATATGGAAGCCAGATTTTTTATAAGTCTTGAAAAAGTGCTAGAGCATGAAGGCGGTTTTGTTGATCACCCGGAAGACCCGGGCGGCGCAACCAACAAAGGGATAACCCACAAGACGTATTCCGAGTTTCTTGGCCGACCCTTAGAGGATGTTCTTGAGTTAAAAAACATCCCCGATGAGCACGTAGGGGTAATCTACAAAAAAGGTTATTGGGACAAGATATGCGGGGACAAACTACCGTCTGGGGTTGATTTTTGTGTATTTGATTGGGCCGTGAACAGCGGGCCGTCCAGAGCGGCTAAAGCCCTTCAAAAGGCGGTTGGTGCAGCACAGGACGGGGCAATTGGCCCTATGACCCTTGAAGCGGTTGAAGCGGCGGACCCTGTTGAAATCATTAAGTCAATATCCGCGGACCGTGAAGCTTTTTACAAATCGCTAAAGACATTCGGAACTTTTGGCAAAGGATGGTTAAAAAGAAACAAAGAAACACGTGACTTTGCGCTGGAAATGGTATAATAATATATCAGATTTAACGCGGAGATATACGAGTGGATGAAATATATTTTGCCGAGGCTGCTTTTCGGATTATCAAAGAGCGGCGGAAGGCAGTTCAAGACTTGTTGATTTATGACAACGTCAAGAACATAGAGCAGTATCGTGAGCTCATGGGAAATTTAAAATCTCTGGATCACGTGGAACAGGAACTCAAGGGCCTGCTAGAAAAACAGGAGCGAAGCAATGACTAAAGCGCAAAAACTTGATTTGGAAGGTGTATCTGAGGGAGTCGCAAACCTCGCCGAAGCTTACACCGATGTCACTGACAAAGCATTAGACCCCGAAAAAATCGGTGGTTCTCTCCTAGAAAGGATGCCAGACCCGACGGGCTGGCGTTTGCTTATTCTCCCCTATCGCGGAAAAGGTAAGACCGATGGCGGTATTTATCTGCCGGATGCGGTGGTGCATGAGCAGACAGTATCCACACAGGTTGGCTATGTCCTCAAAGTAGGGCCTCTGGCTTACAAAGACGCGGAGAAGTTCCCGTCTGGTCCGTGGTGTGAGCAGGGTAATTGGGTGATGTTTGCCCGTTACGCTGGTTCGCGCTTTAAGATTGATGGCGGTGAGGTTCGCATCTTAAACGATGACGAGATTTTGGCGCGTATCAACGAGCCTGAAGACATTTTGCATTTCTAGGAGTTAAAAATGGCAGAAGAAAAAGAACAGATTGAACTGGATCTGGACGACTCTCAGGAAACTGAGGTCGATGTAGCTAATGACGATGCTGAACAGCAGGCGTCAGAAGAAGATAATTTTGATAAAGCGGAGAATGCCACCCAAAAGCGCATTGACCGCCTGACAAAGAAAATGCGCGAAGCAGAGCGCCAGCGCGAAGAAGCGTTGAAGTATGCTCAAAACGTGCAGGCTGAAGCCCATCAGCTAAAGCAGCGCATGGATGCGCTGGATAGCAACTACGTCAACGAGTACAGCAGTCGTGTCGAGTCACAAATAGCTTCCGCCGAAGAAAAATTGGCTAAAGCTATTGAAATGGGCGACACAAACGGCGTTATTGAGGCTCAACGGGCTATTACCCGTCTGGCTATTGAAAACGACCGTGCTCAGCAGGCCAAGGTGCAGCAGGCGCGTTATGCTCAGCAGATGCAAGCGCAGCAACAGGCGGCGCTGCGGCAGCCTATGCCTCAACAGCAGCCCCGTAGGCCGGACCCTAAAGCAGAGCAGTGGGCTCAAAGAAATACTTGGTTTGGTGAAGACGAGGCGATGACATATGCTGCTTTTGGCATACATAAAAAGCTCGTTGAAGACGAAGGATTTGACCCGCAGTCAAATGACTACTATAATGAACTGGATAGGCGTATGCAGACAGAGTTTCCGCATAAGCTAAACGGTGGTAGCAAACGGCCCGCTCAGACGGTTGCTTCCGTATCCCGCAGTACATCTGGGCGCAGTAGTGGGAAAAAGGTTAGACTCACCCCTAGCCAAGTCGCGATAGCGAAGAAATTGGGTGTGCCGCTTGAAGAATACGCGAAATACGTGAAGGAGTAATTGAGATGGCTGAAAATCAAAACGAAATGTTTGAAGGCGAAATCAAACGTACTTCTCGCGCAAATCAATCTAGGGAAAAGACGGCAAGGCGTAAGCCGTGGGCTCCCCCGTCTATGTTAGATGCACCACCTGCACCGGATGGTTTTAAGCATCGTTGGATCCGGGCTGAAACCCGTGGTTTTGACGATACTAAAAACGTCAGCGCTAAAATGCGCGAAGGTTGGGAACTGGTTCGTAAGGATGAGTACCCTGACTTTGAGGCCCCGGTAGTCGAATCAGGTAAATACGAAGGTGTATTTGGAGTAGGTGGACTTATTCTTGCTCGTATTCCATTGGAAACGGTTGCAGAACGAAACGAGTACTTCTCTCAGAGGAACGCGGATCAGATGCAGGCTGTTGACAATGACATGATGAGCACGAATGCACATTCAACCATGACGATCAACAAACCTGATCGTCAATCTCGTGTAACCTTTGGCGGCCCACAGAGATAGGGTCGCTCTGATTAGGAGAAACAAAAATGGCAAATCAAGATACTGCCTTTGGTCTTCGTCCTATCGGGCTTAATGGCGCGGGTGCCAACACTACTGGTGTAACTCAATATGAGATTGCAGCAGCCAACACTAATGCGATCTATCAGTATTCGCCAGTAATTCCACTGGCTGCTGGTGTTATCGACATTGTTGGTAATGCAAACGGTGGTACGGTTCCTGCTCTAGGGGTTCTGATGGGCGTAGAGTACGTGGATAGCGCTTCTAAAAAGCCTGTCTTCAAAAACTACTGGCCCGGTGCCAACAACGTAAGCGTAGACACGAACTTCCCTGTCAAAGCTTTTGTTGCTGACAATCCAAACCAGTTGTTCATGGTAGCCGCAGATGGTAGCTCAACTGACCGTGCAACTGCACTGTCAAACATTTTTGCTAACGCATCTTTGGCAACCGCAACTTCCGGTTCAACTGCAACCGGTCGTTCCACTGCTGAACTCGACATTTCCACTGTTGCTACTACAGCAACACTGTTCATGCGTGTCGTAGGTCTCACTGGTGACAGTGCTAACCTCGACTACGATGCAGCAGGTGTGAATTACGTCGTTCGGTTTAACTTCCACCACAATGCTCCATGCTCTAGCTCTGACTCTCAGACTACAGCAGCAAGCACTGGCATTTAAGGAGGGACATAGACAATGGCTATTTCTCGCGCACAACTAGCGAAAGAGCTTGAGCCCGGACTAAATGCCTTGTTCGGTCTTGAGTATGATCGCTACGAAAATGAACACGCTGAAATCTTCGATGAAGAGTCTTCAGATCGTGCATTTGAAGAAGAGGTCATGCTGGGGGGCTTCTCAACAGCACCAGTTAAAGGTGAAGGCGCTGCCATCAACTTTGACGATGCTCAAGAGACCTACACAGCACGGTACACACATGAAACAATCGCTCTGGCGTTCTCAATCACTGAGGAAGCTATCGAAGACAACTTGTACGACCGTCTGGCATCACGCTACACCAAGGCTCTGGCCCGCTCAATGGCTCAGACCAAGCAGATCAAAGCTGCTTCCATCCTGAACAATGCGTTCAGCACGGGCAGCCCAATCGGCGACGGTGCAGCACTTTGCTCTTCAGCACACCCTTCACTCTCAGGCAACCAGCGTAACTTGCTGTCAACTGCCGCTGACCTCAACGAGACTTCTCTTGAGCAGATGCTGATTGACATTGCAGGCTTCACTGATGAGCGTGGTCTGAAGGTTGCTGTACGCGGCATGAAGCTGATTATCCCGAAAGAACTGCAATTCATTGCAGAGCGGGTAATCAACTCAAATCTGCGCTCAGCTACTGCTGACAACGATTTGAACGCAATGAAGAGCATGGGTATGCTTCCAGAGGGTGCAGTGGTTAACCACTTCCTGACGGATACTGATGCCTTCTTCATCAAGACAGATGCACCAAACGGCTTCAAGTACTTTAACCGTGCACCAATCAAGACCGCCATGGAAGGCGATTTTGACACCGGTAATATGCGGTTCAAGGCACGTGAGCGTTACAGCTTTGGCGTTTCTGACTGGCGTTGTGTGTTCGGTACACCGGGCGCATAAAAAATTCTCTTCTTGAGATACCTAAAAGGACGGCTTCACAGTCGTCCTTTTTTGTTATATACTGAGTTTGGGCGTAATTTTAGCTTTGTAGACAGGATCCTGCCCACCTGACATTGCACGGACTACAGAGCGAACCCTTGTGCAAGAGGTGATAAAATGGCTTCTACAACTTTTTCGGGTCCCGTGACCTCCACTGCCGGTTTTATTTCTGGCTCTGACTCTCTCGTTTCCGTAACAGCTAACGCTACCATGACATCTGCCGCAAATGCAGGCCGCACTATGGTTTTGGATATTGCAAGTGGCGCGACTGTCACTCTTCCTGCTGCTAGCGGAACAGGCAACATCTACAAGTTCTTTGTAGCAACCACCGTTACTTCAAACAACTATATCATTCAGGTTGCTAATTCTAGCGACACAATGTCTGGTATGGCTATTGTAGCTAACGACGGTGGCGACACTGCGTCTATTTTTGAAACTGCGGCTGACACCGACACCATCACTATGAACGGTACAACAACTGGCGGTATTCTTGGCGCACAGGTGGAACTTCAGGACGTTGCTAGCAACAAGTTTTCTGTTACAGTCCGCACAGCGGCCACTGGCACAGAAGCTACTCCTTTCTCTGCTGCTGTTTAATAGGGGCTTATCATGGGTAAGCTTAACGGTAGCAAAAAGCCTATTAAGAAGGCTATAAAGGCCGTGAAAAAGGCTGTAACAAAGAAAGAGGGGTAAGCTATGGCTGGATCTCTGATATTTTCCAAATATCGGGACGTAGGCACAGCCGGAGACGGCACGATCTATAGTGGACCGTGCCGTTTGCGCCAGCTTACGGTAAATACCGAAGCCGCAGGTTCGCCTGCCATCATTTTAAAAGATGGCGGAGCCAGTGGCACGGTCAGGCTACAGCTTGACCTTCAAACAAGTGACACTTTTTCAGTCAACATTCCAGATGACGGCATTCGTTTTGATACAGACCTGTATGTAGACGAAACCGCTTTGGATAGCGTGACTGTCTTCTTGTCATAACAGGAGGCTCGAATGGCTCGTGAAGTTAGTTCCATATCAAGGGTAGGGACTTCGGAGCCGTTTGAGCTTCAAGTTGCCCGCGGCCAAATATCCTTCCATAAAACTGTTTTTAAGTTTGGTTACAACGCTGCTGTTGGAGCCACCAAGGAAACCATCTGGGAACAGGGCGGTTTATACGCTTATCCCGCATCAGCCACAGTAATGACTATATCAAGCAGTTCGGCTAATGACACTGCCGCAGGCACGGGTGCGAGAACAGTAGAGGTTTTTGGCCTAGACGCTAATTACAACGAAATAAACGAAGTTGTCACGCTGAATGGGCAAACTGCTGTTAACACGACAAAATCTTACCTTCGTATAAATCGTGGTATTGTTCGCAGTGCAGGCAGTGGTGGCGCAAACGCTGGCACAATTTACGCAGGAACAGGCACAGTGACCGCTGGAGTTCCTGCTAATATTTATCTTAGCATCAATGGTGATGGTGACAACCAAACATTGATGAGTCTTTGGACAGTTCCCGCAGGATACACAGCATTCCTTACAAAGATGGCTTTATCCACAGGGACATCTACCAACACCAAAGCCGTTTTGAATGCTAGTCTTGTTGCTAGGCCGTATGGAGAAGTCTTTCAGATAAAGGAAAGATTTACCCTGACAGATGCCACACACGAGCAATTTTATACTT